GGAGACGGTGGCCCGCATGGCCGGAAGCGGCCTGGAGCCGGTACGGCCCGACGAGGCCCACCGGGAGGCGTATGAGGCCATCTACCGGCGCTGGAAGCGGTATCACGACTGCCTGGCCCATGTGGAAAAATAAATGTGTAGGCGATCAGCTTTTTTCCAGAATTCTGCACCGCTTACGCAGCAGATGTGGTACAATAAAAACAGACGAACCCCGAACCCTTGATTTTTCAGGGGTTCGGGGTTTTCTTGTTACTAATGTGTGCATAGTTCAGCGTTCAGCGGCCTAAAATGTTCACCGGTTTGAACCCTATGGAATCAGTTCCACGGTGGCCTTCAGTTCGTCCAAAGTCTTGTGATTATAGACCCGGTTTCCCGTGTCCTTGGACACATGACCCATGAGCAAATCAATACATTTCCGGTTGGCCCCGGCGCTATCCAATTTGGTTTCAAAGGTGTGGCGGCATTCGTGCGGGGTATGATTCAGCTTCAGGGCCTTCATAATATCCGCCCAAAATATCCGGTATTGGGTTTGATTGCAAACCTTCCCATTGTAGCTGATCAGCCGGGGGCCACCTTCGGCAAGCCGCCGTTCAATCAAGGGCCTGATCTTTGGATGGATGGGAACAATGCGGTTCTTACCGGCTTTCGTTTTGGTGCCGCCCTTCATCGTGCCTTCCTTCAAGTCTATATCTTCAGGTTTCAGGTTCAGAAATTCAGAGATACGCCACCCGGAATATAGCAAGATCAAAACCGTATCAGCCCAAGGATCAGACTGATGTTCCCACACCGTTTTGATTTCATCATTGGTGAACGGAAGGCGGCTGGTGGGCGGTATTGGATCAGAAGTCAGAAGTTCGGAGAAACACCGGTTTATTATATCCATTTCAAGGGCGAACCGGTCAAGGTGGCCCCACAGGTTCTTGATGGCCGCTTGGGTGCTATACCCTTTCCCACAACCATCAATGGTTTCTTGCATTTGGTAGGATCGCAGTTGTTTATAAGGCTTGTTCACATACGCTGAACAATGCTTGAACGCTGAACAGAGGGAAGAACGGTTGGATTCCCCCAGTTTCGGGGCCTTCTTTTCTTTCCAGAGGTCAAAAAGCTGTTGAAGGGTGATCTTGGCCCGGTCAACATCCCAAGGATCACGGTTGTATTCAGCAAGCATGATGTTCCCGGCTTCACGGGTTTCAGCATAGCCGATAATGTCATAGATGGGGTGGCCTTTGTCATTCCAACCTATGGTTTTCTTCACAATGTATGGGCGGCGGCGTTGGCCTGATAGCTTTGCAACCGTTCCATACCCGTTTGGATTTCGCATTATATCACCTGAACTTTCAAAATTGGGTATGGCAAAGCTAAACCCCATGTGATATAATGTTCAAAGGCGTTTGAAACATTAACTTCAAAAGGGTTTGTTTCGCCTGACCGCTTCCGGTGTGCAAGACCGGGGGCGGTCATTTTTTTTTTGCATTTGTTCCATATCCGTTCCGCTTAAAATCCTTGCGGGGTGTGGCTTTGAGAGAATGGAACACTTGGAACGGATATTATATTACTTCAAAGAGTAGATAAAAAATATATAAAAGAAAAAGAGTATATAGAGAACCGGCGCTTTATCTGTTCCACCTGTTCCAAAGCCTTGATTTCCCTGTGTTTTCAGGGATTGGACAGCGGAACGGATGTGGACAGATCGAGTTTGGCAAGTTCACCTTTGACCTGTTCCAGAACTTCAGGATATTCAGAATCAGGGTTCATGGAATATTGATCTTCGTATTCTTTCAGGGTGTTCAGATACCGGTTCCAATGGGTGGCTTTAGCCTTTGCGGTTTTCAGTTCATCAATCTTGGCTTTCTGATCAGAATAGGAATCTAACAAAACCCGTTCTTTCTGACTATCAGCCGCCTTGAAGAAAGAAGCTGGAAGATCAGATGTGTAAGGGATGATCCCGGCCTTGGCCGCTTGATCCACCGTCAGGGCTATTTGCATACCATATTCATAGCGGGAAAAGAATGTTTCAAGGTTCTTCGTCTTTTCAAAGATGTTCAAACAATCTTGAACAATCCGCACATGGTTTTTGGCTTCTGCTACGGTGTAGGCCCCCGGCATGGATTTAATAGCCCGTTCCGGGTTCAGATTGGAATGAACCTGAACGGTGGGTTCTGTTTTGGGTGGGGCCTTCTGTTTTGCCGGTTTCGGTTTTCGCTTTCGGAAAATCAGAAATAAAATCAAAGCACAGATAGCGTCCATAAGGACAAACACCGGAAGAAGATTAGGTTCCATGAAGATACACGCAGTATAAACAAACATTGCTGTTCCAAGAAAGTACCCAACTACGCCTTTCAAAAACTTCTTCATCCAGCCACCTTCTATCTAATATCACTTTGGAAGGCTACGGCTTTTCCAAGAATGATGATATGATCCAACTGTTCACCCGTATAAACTAAATCTTCATACTTTGAGTTTTCAGCCTTCAGGATCAGAAGGTTCTTTTCAGGGAAATAATTCACCCGCTTCAGGGTTGCTTCATCTTCGATGATAACAGCGGCAATTTCACCATTGTCCACCATTTCCTGTTTCTTGATGAAAACAATATCCCCATCATAGATTCTGGCCCCGATCATGGAATCACCCTTGGCCCGTAAACAGAAATCAGCAGAGATGTTGGCCCCAGCTTCTACATACAGTTCTTTTTCTTCGTTTGCCATGATGGGTTTTCCACACGCAATGTCACCGAGTAGGGGGAAACGCTTTGTAGAAATTGGGATGATGTTATCAAACTTCATTTGTGGCTGTGAAGGTTCAACTACCACAGATTTATTGATACTTTTCAACCAATCATTCCGGTTCGGAATGTCTGATCTTCCCATGAGGTAATCCAAATCAACATTGAAATAGTCAGCAATGGTTTCCATAGATTCAAGGCCCGGTTCCCGTTCGCCCCGTTCATACATATTTACACTACTTTTAGAAAAACCAAGCTGATCCGCCAAGTTCTGTTGAGATAGGCGGCGTTCGGTTCGTAATTGCTTGAACCGATCAGAAAACTTCGGCATAAGTACACCCCTTTCAGAAGTCTTTCTATAATTTATTATACACATTATGTGCACAAAGTCAATCCGTCGATGTGCACAATTAGTAACACATTTCTTTGTGCACGTTTTGTGTTCGGTTGTGCTTGACTTTGAGCACATATCGTGTATAATGATAATCAGACGAGCACAAAAGGTGCACGAACTGATTGGGAGGATTTGAAAATGAAGGTTCATGTTTTTGATACCTATGTCACCATTAAGGATCGTGAAGGACACCCTGATATGGATGATACCTTGCTTGAAAAACTGGATGAAATGCTTACTACCTATGGTGTGTCCCACGCTTTTACCCTTCCCCACGAAAAGACTATGGAAGATTGCCCGGAAGCTACTCTTGAAGTTGCCTATGATTCTTCTGATGATATAACCTTTAGTCTTGTGTATATACTGTTCAATAAAACTTATCGGGGTGTAACCGATAAAGCGGTTGCAGAATCAATGATTAAGGTTTCCGCAAAATACATGGATGCTGAATAAGCCGAAACGGGCCTGATGGCCCGTCCACCGGAACCGCCCCACCGGTGCTGATGATGGCAGGGCAACAGCGACAACATGAGCGCCCCCGGTTTATGGGTTCGGGTATTGGGTATCAATCCCCATGTAAAAGATATGACCGCCCGGAAATTGCTTGTTGGGGCTTTGGCTGTTCTAATTCTGAAGAAAGGATGTGCAAATATGAGTGTTGGCAAGAAACTTCGGGAACTGCGTGGAAGCAGAACCCAAGACGAAATTTCCAAGGAACTTGGGATCACCAAATCTTCTTATGCCATGTATGAGCGAGATGAACGGGTTCCCCGTGATGAAGTGAAGGTTCGCATTTCCAACTTCTTTGGTGTTTCGGTGCAGGAACTTTTTTTTAACTAAATCGAGCACATATAGTGTTCAGTAGGAGTAAGAACCATGAATGAAGTCAGTTTGAAACCGGTCATTGATGAACTTGAAACCTTGTTTTCAAAGTTCAACAAAGCCTTCTTTGAAGGGAAGCTGGAAAAGCCTGTGATCACCGTTTCCCCGGATCATACCCGTGGGGCCTATGGGTGGTGTACTGGTTGGAAGGCATGGCAAGACGGCACCAAGGAAGGCGGCTATTACGAAATCAACCTGTGTGCTGAATACCTGAACCGCCCCTTTGAAGAAACCTGTGGAACCTTGCTTCACGAAATGGTTCACCTTCAGAACCTTCAGGACAATGTTCAAGACACTTCCCGTTCTGGTTCCTACCACAACCGGAAGTTCAAGGAAACCGCTGAAGCCCACGGGCTGACCGTGGAGAAAGGCGAAAAGTACGGATGGCACAAAACCACCCTGAACCCGCAAGCAGAAGCCTTTGTGAAATCCATTGGCAAGTCCGGGTTCTGTCTGGTTCGGCCCCGTACCAATCCGCTGAAGGGTTCCCGGAAGGGGGGGGGATCAAGTTCCCGTAAGTATGTTTGCCCCTGTTGCGGAACCATCATCCGGGCCACCAAGGAAGTTCATGTTCTCTGTGGGGAATGTGAAGTGGCCTTTGAAGAACAGGAGTGATAACCAATGAAGTTGATTGATGCCAAGGATTGGAAGGCGGTTCACTTCGGAGATCGAACGATTTTGAGAAGTGACCGAAACCTTTACCCGGAAGCCGATTGGTGGGCCTTGGTTTCCAGCGTGGATGTGGAACCGATGAAGGAACCCGGTCATTTCAAGGTGGTAAGCCAATGATGATCACCCGCCAAGTTCGGTGTAAGAAGTGCGGGAAAATGTTCCCCCTGACCTATCCCGAAAAGCTGTCCGACATTGGCCGGGATGTTATTTCTTACTGTCCGCCGTGTTTACACACGGAAATCTTAAAAAATGAAAGGAGTACGCACAATGACCACCTTTGCAGAGCGTTTGAAGAACGCTATGGAACAGGCCAACATGAGCCAATCCGCCCTGTCTGAACAGGCCGGGGCTTCCAAGGCCGCTATCAGCCAATATCTTTCCGGGAAGAACACCCCCGGCCCTGACCGTATCAAGGCCCTTGCCGATGCCACCGGCGTTTCCTTTGATTACCTGATGGGCTATGGAGCCGCCCCGGTTGCTGAACCGCCCATCAAGAAGATCAGCGTGAAGGAAGCCGCCCGGTGCATGGGTAAATCTGATCAGTTCGTCAGAATCGGCCTTCAGCGTGGCCTTCTTCCCTTCGGGAACGCTGTTCCCGGAACCGGTGCTTGCTGGAATTACTACATCAACCCCACCAAGTTCCGTGATTATGTGGGTGCTGATCAGTTCAATTCCTTCTTCGGCCTTACGGCCTGAAAGGGGAACCCCGATGGATAACACCCGTGATGAACTGTTGGATTTGATCAGGAACGCCACCAACATTGATATGATTTGCTTCTTCGCCATTATCTATGTGGTTGCGCCCGATTCCCCCCCCCTACACGCCTATCGCCACCCGTGGCGAACTGAAGAAGGCAATTAAGCAGTTGCGGAGCGCCCAGCATAGCCCGGATTGCCCCGCTGAAATGTTTGAAGGCTTTGAAACGGCGATTCAGTACATCCGCCGTGAATGGCTTCACCGATGAAAGGATGGTTTATATGCTTCAGATCGGAATGATCGTTAAAATCTTGCCCGATGCGGAATACAGCGGCAAGTTCACCGGCTACATCGGCAAGGTGAAGAATTACTTTTCGCAGAACAAGAAGGTTGGCGTGGAACTTTTTCAGCAGACGAATGACGCAAGTTCCAAGGGCCTGTTTTGGTTCTCTGAATCCAAGGTGGTTGCGGCGGGTAGTCTGCCTGATGTCATGATGGAATATATCAAGGCCGATCTTAACGCCACCTTTGGCGTTGCAAATCACATCCGCCGTTCCCGTCAGACCGGCCTTCCGCAGATCAAAAAGGTCATTTATAGCGGCCCCAAGACAATCATTCTGTGGGCCGACAACACCAAAACCATTGTTTCCTGTGGGGAAGCGGATTCCTATGACTACTATTCCGGTTTCTGTGCCGCTGTGGTCAAGAAACTGTTCGGTTCCACCACCCACGCCAAAAAGGTTTTGGGTGATTTCATTCAGATCAATGATTAACCTGTTCCAGCACCAACAACAGGCCCTTGATGAAACCGAGGGAAAAAACCGGGTGGCCTATTACCTTGACATGGGCCTTGGGAAAACCTTTGTTGGTTCCGAAAAAGCCCTGAAGTTGAACAGCCGTGTAAATCTTCTGGTGTGTCAATGTTCAAAGGTTCAAGACTGGATTGAACACATGACAGAAAATTACGCCATGAACCATTGTTGGATGATTTATGACATGACCAAGAAAAATGAATTTGATTGGTTCATGAAGGCCGCAATGGAAGTTGATAAACCGGATCGGATTTGTGGCGTGATCAACTACGAACTGACTTTCAGGCGGAATGTGCTGAAAACCCTGACCGGCTTCACGCTGATGTTGGATGAAAGTTCCCTGATCCAGAACGAGAACGCCAAACGGTCAAAGTTCATTCTTGGGCTGAAACCGGATAATGTGATCCTTTTGTCAGGCACCCCCACGGGCGGTAAGTATGAAAACCTGTGGAGCCAATGCCAACTGTTGGGGTGGAAGATTTCAAAAGAACTGTTCTGGAAGCAGTACATTCAAACGGAATGGGTTGAAACCGATGGATTTTGGCGGCAACAGATTACCGGCTATAAGAATGTTGACCGGCTGAAGATGAAGCTGGCCGAACATGGGGCCGTTTTCATGACTACCGAACAGGCCGGGATCAGCCTTCCAAAACGGAACTGGATCAAGGTCAAAACCCGCCCTTCACCCCTTTATTGGAAGTTCTGGAATGATCGCTATATTGCGATTGACAGCGCCAACCTTGGTGAATTTGAACTGGATGCGGATTTCTACGGTTCCAATGCCCATTGTGAACGGGAATTGATCGGTGATACCAGTTTGACCCGCCGCCTTTACGCCCGTCAGCTTTGCGGCCTATATAACCCGGCCCGTTATGAAGCCTTCCGAGATTTGGTGAACAGCACGGAAGATCGCTTGGTTGTGTTCTATAACTTCACGGAAGAAATGGAACGCCTGAAGGGGATTGCCAAGGGCCTGAACCGGCCTGTGTCTGTTCTTTCCGGTGAAGAAAAGAACTTGGATGCTTACCGCTACCAGCACAACAGCATTACCTTCATTCAGTATCAAGCCGGTGCAATGGGCGGCAATTTCCAGCTTGCCAACAAAATCATTTACTTCAGCCTTCCCCAAGGTTCGGAATTGTGGGAGCAATCCCAAAAGCGTATTCACCGCCTTGGGCAAGAACGGCCATGTTTCTATTACCTGATGATCTGTCCGGGAACGGTTGAAGAAGATATTCTTTCCACTTTGGAAATGAGAAAGGACTATACCGATGAACTATTCAGAAAGTATGAGCAAGAGGCAACAGGGCCGCAAAGCCCTTAACCAGCGGTTCAGGCGGATGTTCCTTGTGGCCCTTCTGATGGGCCTTGCAATGGGGTTTATATTTGGGCGCTGTTCTGCTGTCAACAGCAAAGCCCCGGATGCCCCCATTGAACCGGATCAGCTTACCGCCGTGACCCCGGATGTGACCTTGGAGCCGGTGGAACCCCCGCTGGTGGAAGAACCCGCAGAACCTGAACCGGTGCTGTTGGGCAGTTTCAGAATTACCGCCTATTGTTCCTGTGAAAAGTGTTGCGGCGAATGGGCCAAGAACCGGCCCAACGGCATTGTGTATGGTGCCGCTGGTGTGGAACTGAAAGCCGGTGTTTCCTGTGCTTCCCCGCTTCCCTTGGGAACCGTGGTGGAAGTGGAAGGCTTGGGTGAATACATCGTTCAGGATCGCCCCGCCCAATGGGTGATTGACAAATACGGTGAAAACCAGATCGACATTTATTTTGACAACCATGAAGCCGCTTCCGCCTTCGGCCTGAAGCAGTTGAATGTTTATCTGAAAGGAGAACCCGAAAAATGATCAAATGTGAAAATGCTTGCCCCCGTGGAAAATTTGATGGGTGTTGCCACAAATGCCCGGAGTTCCACACTTGCCCTGATTCCTGTCAGGAAAACCCGAACGCCTGTGGTTCGGCTACCTTCGATGAAGAAACGGCCCTTCAGGAGTTCAAGAACACCCAGCTTGCCACCCTGAACGCCATTGCTTCCCTGACCGCCCACAAGAAGGCCATTGAGGATCAGGAAAAGGAAATGAAGGCCAAGCTGTATGAAGCAATGGTGAAGTTCGGCGTGGATAAGTTTGAATCCGATGTTCTGAACCTTACCCTTGTGAAGCCCACCAATGCCACCAGCATTGATTCCACCAAGCTGAAGAAGAAATACCCGGACATTGCTTCCGAGTGTTCCAAGACCACCGCCAAGGCCGGTTATGTGAAGATCACCCTGAAAGGGGATAAGTCATGAGTTGCCGGGGCTTTGAACCTGTTTGCACCAATAATGAACTTCGGGAGTATTTCAGCGCCAAGGGCCTGACCTATGACAGCATTGATGAAGGTGATATTTTGATCCTTTGCATGATGCTTCAGAAGGAATTGAAGAAATCCAATAAGGCTGGTGAAACTTCCGTCACCATGACTTTAAGCAAACGGGTTGACATGAAGAAGGCCACCAACGGCCACATTACCGAGTGTTACATCTACATGAACGCCCACTATTTCACCCGGCGTGAATGTATCAGCTTCAACCGGGATGGGTGGATTGGCTTTGCTGGATGGGCCGATGATGGCAACACTAACCCGTTGCGCCGTGCCTTCCTTGCATGGTGTGACTATTTGGCGGAAGGTGGTGGGGCCGATGGCAAGGGATGAAGTATGGGATGCCCTGAAAAATCATGCCAAACAGGTTCATTCAGAACGGGTTGCAAAGAACCCCGACCGGATCGCCTATGCCATTCAGCAGTTTGAAGCCCACGGCATTGAATACCAACTGAAAAATGAGCAAACAGGCCACTTTCATTGTTGGCGAAAGTCTGATGATAAACTGTTCCAATTCTACGCTGGAACGGGTAAAATTCAGGGCTTCACCCAAGTCAGAGGTATTCACAGCCTGATTCAGATGTTGGAGGGGTAACGCCGATGGAAAAGCAGATTGATATTTGCGCCACCTGTGTTCACGATGAACCCGGTTATTGTTCCGTCATTGGCACCATTCCCCATTGCTGTTCCCGCCATTGGCATTGTGAGCCGGGAAAAGCCGCAAAGGACTATGTTCTCAAACAGGAAGAAGGTGAAGCCGATGTTCGGTAAAAGAAAACTTGAATTGCTGGCCCATACCGCACGGATCAAAGAACTTGAAGAAATCCTTTGCCCCTGTGAACAGCATGATTGGATCAGCAACGGCTATCATTTCAGCGGCGGAACCGGGCGGGGAGATGAAACCACCATTTACCACTACATTTGCAAACGGTGTAAAAAGCGGATGCAAAGTATTCAACCGTACCTTGGGAGTGATTCCGATGGCCGGTGAAAAAAACTTTGAAAACCGCTTGAAGGAGTGGTTGGAAAGTGAAGGGATTTATCCCTTGGGTGAACCTGTTGACCACATGAGCGCCCCGCCCTGTGGCTTCTATGAAAAGCGTTGGGGTGGAAGCCGGTATGTGAAAAGCGGCCTTCCCGATATGCGGATCACCGTGAAGGGCATTGCCCTTGAAGTGGAGCTGAAGGCCACCGATGGAACCCCATCTGTGCTTCAGAAGCGTAACTTGGCCCAAATCAACGGTTCACAGGGGTTCGGGTTCATCCTTTACCCGGAAGGCTTTGAAGCCTTCAAGACTATTGTGAAAGGGGTGAAACAATGCGAGTTTCCCACAGCCGGGTTGAAGTCTTTGATAGATGCCCATACAAATACCGCTTGCGATATGTGGAAGGGATAGATACGATCCCAAACACGGACGCAGACAACGCCCTGATCCTTGGTACCGCCCTTCACACCGGCATTGAAGAAGGGGTTGAACAAGCCCTTGACTTCTACAAGAACAGCTTCCCGGTTCTGACGGATGATCACATTCATGAAATGATGAAGCTGGAAGCAATGATCCCCAAGGCAAAGGCCATGTTGCCGCCCGGTGGTTCCTTTGAATTGCCCATTGGGAACGGCGATTTCATCGGCTTTATGGATTACCTGTGGCCCTGTGGTTGGGATTCCAGAACCAATGAAACCTTGTTTGATCTGTACGATTTCAAGTATTCCAACAACGCCAAGAACTACGCCGTTTCCGGTCAGCTTCACGAATACAAGTATTGGTATGAACTGACCCATCCCGGTCACCGGATCAGAAATATGTATTTCCTGATTGTTCCCAAGCCCAAGATCAGGCAGAAAAGCACCGAAACCCTTTCCCAATTCCGTGACCGCTTGCAAGCGGCCTTGAAAGATGCTGAACCAACGCTGATGCCGGTTCAGTACAACCCCATGAAGATTGTGGACTTCCTGACCGATGTGAAGCACATGGTTGAAGCCACAGACTTTCCCAAGAACCCAAACCATTTTTGTGGATGGTGTGAGTATGAAGAATATTGTCAGAAAGGATGGGATTATATGTTACTTCCCAAGAATGAACGCCGTGATCTGAACGCCACCAAGAAGAAGGTTGTGTGGCTTTACGGCGCACCCTTCAGCGGCAAAACCTTCTTTGCCAATCAGTTCCCCGATCCCCTGATGTTGAACACGGATGGCAACATCAAGTTTGTGGATGCCCCCTATATCGCCATTCGTGACACCGTTACGGTGGAAGGCCGTATCACCAAGCGCAAGTTGGCCTATGAAGTGTTCATGGATGCCGTGGCCGAACTGGAAAAGAAACAGAACGATTTCCGAACCATCGTGGTTGACCTTCTGGAAGATGTTTATGAATCGTGCCGGGTTTACATCTGTGACCGTCAGGGCTGGAAGCATGAATCTGATGATTCCTTCCGTGCGTGGGATATGGTCAGAAGTGAGTTCCTGAACACCCTGAAGCGGCTTGTGAATCTGGACTATGAAAACATCATCCTGATCAGCCATGAGGACAGAAGCCGTGACCTGACCCGCAAGGGCGGCGATAAGATCAGTTCCATCAAGCCGAACCTTCAGGATAAGGTGGCAAACAAGGTGGCCGGTATGGTTGATCTGGTGGCCCGTATCGTGGCGGACGATGATGAACGGGTGCTGTCTTTCAAGACTTCTGAAGTGATCTTCGGCGGTGGCCGTTTGACTGTCCGTGATAAGGAAATCCCGCTGACCTATGACGCTTTCTGTGAAGTCTACGAGGAAGCCAACCAGAAGGCCGCAGGAGCCGTGAAGCGTGGCGGCAATACCCTGGCTACCCCCGCACCTGAAACCACTGACACGCCCACCACAGCGCCCAGCAGAAGGGGCAGAAAGGCCAAGACTGAAACCCCGCCCCCGGCTGATAACTATGATCCGGCTGAAGATGCGGCAAAGGCGGCTTGTGGTGATCCTGATGGAACTTGGACACCGGGCGGCGGTGAAAAGGATGATTCTGTTCCTGTTGCTGAACCGGCCACCGGTGACACCCCGCCTTGGAACGATCTTCCCAAATGCCCGGACGGTGAACGCATTTTCAGACAGCACGATCAGAACCCGGAAATCCCCCTTTGTCCGTCCATTGACGCTGGCCACCGTTGCCACAAGGAAGGCGGCCCCGATGGTTGCCCCCTGTGGGATCGCCCCAAGGCACAGGCAGAGGAACCCGCACCCAAGACGGATGCTAACCCGCCCCGCCGTACCCGGAAGAAGCGTGAAGAATAATGGCTGATGTGCTGATGATTGCCGGGAAGCCTGAAACCATCTTCAAGGCCCGTGATTTTGAATATCTGGTTGAAAAACACATGGGCTATGAAGCGGCCAAGTATTTCCGGGAATACGCTGAAAAGGCTGATGAAGAAGTCAGATCGGCCAAGGCCGGTGAGAACACAGACCTTGCTTCCTATGAAGCTGACCTTGAAAGCAATCACAGAGCCTTTCAGGACATTCAGACGGAAGCCGCAGTTATCACGGGTGTTCTTCAAGAAAAACGGATAAACCGTGAGAAGATCGCCCATGCAGTCAGGGAAATTGGAAAAATTCTTTCCAACCAAATATAAAAAACAACATTTTTGGAGGTAAAAAACTATGGCTATTGATTTTGACAAGATTGATCGTTCTGTTGATCTGAAGGGCCTTCAGGCTGATGTGGAGGATGCCAAGAAGAACGGCGGCGGTGATTTCCCCACCATTCCCGCTGGCAAGTATGAAGTGAAGCTGGAAAGCATGGAGATCAAAGGCACCAAGGCCGATCCCAACCGCCCCATGCTGGCCGTGTCCTTCAAGATTCTTTCCGGTGAGTACAAGAACCAGCGCCTGTTCATGAACCGTGTTCTGTACGGCACCAAGAACGATAAGAACATGATCGCTTCCGCTATGGGCTTCCTTGAAAAGCTGGATTCCGGTATTCCCGTCAGCTTCACCAGCTATAAGCAGTTTGCCCAGCTTGTTCTTGATGTGGCGGAAGCCATTGATGGAAACTTGGAATATGCGGTGGACTACGATGATTCCCGCTTCAATTCCATCACCGTTGAAGAAGTTTTCGAGGTTGAAAACTGACCCAAAATTTTTTACAATCAAATCGAGCACATATAGTGCTTGATGCGGTTTTGAACCTTAACTTTCAAGCACAAACTGTGGGGCTTCGGCCCCACAATGGCCCCAAGTGAAAGCCTTCCCGTGGCGGGGCTGATAAGGCGGAAACGCTGACCGATTTCACAAAAGCTGAAAGGATGTGAGTTGATGATCTTCTATGATTTTGAGGTTTTCCGGTATGACTGGCTGGTTGTCCTGATCGACCTGAACGCCCGAAAAGAAACCGTGATTATCAACGATCCCGACAAGCTGAAACGCTTCTATGAGGAACACAAGGGTGTGATTTGGGCCGGTTACAATTCCCGGAACTATGATCAGTACATCCTGAAGGCCATTCTGTGTGGGTTTGATCCAAAGCCTGTGAATGATTGGATCATTGCAGAAAATAAACCCGGTTACAGATATTCAAGCCTGTTCAGAGAATACCCGCTGATCAATTATGATGTGATGCCGAACCCGCCAATCAGCCTGAAAGCGCTGGAAGCGTTCATGGGCCATTCCATTAAAGAAACTTCTGTTCCCTTCGACATTGACCGGCCTTTGACTAAAGCAGAGTTGGCCGAAACGGTCAAATATTGCCGCCATGATGTGGAACAGACGGTGGAAGTGTGGTTACGGCGGAAGGAAGATGAATTTGATGCCCAAATGTCACTTGTGAAGGCGTTTCACCTTCCCATTTCTGACATTGGCCGCACCAAAGCACAGCTTTCCGCCAAAATCCTTGGGGCCGTTCAAAGGGAACACAATGATGAATTTGAAATTGAGTTCCCGCCCAGCTTGCGGATCGAAAAATACACGGAAGTTTTGAATTGGTACAAGAACCCCCTGAACCGTGATTATTCCAAAACCCTTGAACTGGATGTGGCCGGGGTTCCCCATGTGTTCGCTTGGGGTGGCCTTCACGGGGCCATTCCCAAATATCACGGGGAAGGTTGGTTTGTCAATGTGGATGTGGCTTCCTATTACCCGTCTTTGATGCTGGTTTATAAGTGGCTTTCCCGTAATGTTCACGATCCTTCCAAGTATGCGGAAATCTATCACACCCGCCTGAAGCTGAAGGCGGAGAAGAACCCCATGCAACAGCCTTACAAGATTGTTCTGAACAGCACCTATGGCGCTATGAAGGATAAGCACAATGCCATGTATGACCCCCGGCAAGCCAACAATGTTTGTGTGGGCGGTCAGCTTCTTCTTCTGGATTTGATTGAACGGCTGGAAGATCATTGTGAAATCATCCAGAGCAACACAGATGGTATTTTGGTCAAACTTCGCCGGTATGAAGATTTTGAAATGCTGGACGATCTGTGTTGGGAGTGGGAGCAAAGAACCGGGATGCGCCTTGAATTTGATGAATTTCAAAAGGTGTATCAGAAGGATGTGAACAATTACATCATTATTCCTTCCGGGCCGCTTCGTGATGAAAAAGGGAAACCCCGCTGGAAGTGCAAGGGTGCCTATGTCAAAAAGCTGTCTGATCTGGATTATGACCTTCCCATTGTCAACCGGGCCATTGTGAACTATTTCCTTCATGGGATCAGCCCGGAAACAACCATCATGGAATGTTCCAATCTTCGAGATTTTCAGAAGGTTGTGAAGGTGTCCAGCAAGTACAAATATGCCCTTTATTCCCCGGTGGTTACGGAAGCTAAGATCAGGGATGAAAAAGGCCGTTCTAAGAAAATCACCCGCTTCAGCGGCGGTGAGGTTCAGACGGATAAAACCTTCCGGGTGTTCGCTTCCAAGGATCAGAGCAAGGGCGGAATCTTCAAGGTTTCCGGGAAAATCGTCAATGGCCGGGAAAAGAACCCTGAAAAGTTCGGCAACACCCCGGATCATTGTTTCTTCATCAATGATGATGTGACCAACCTTCCTATCCCGGATGAACTGGACAAGCAATATTACATTGATGTTGCTTGGGATCGGTTGAAAGATTTCGGGGTGGAACGATGAACAATAAAACCTTTCGGGGGGGGGAGCGTTGAAGCATGGAACTGTTTAGGGGCTATGTGCCTACCAGAAATAAACAATGCCTTGAAAAATTCAAAGGCGTTGAAAAACTGAAAACCCGTTCAGAAGTCCAAGACCTTGATGAATACGCCGGTATTCTTGGAGAAGAAACCATCCTGATTGATGTGGACGATGCGGAAACATCTGAACTTTTGTTCAGAATTGTTCAGGATTTAGAACTGAAGTGCAGAGTGTACGCCACCACACGGGGAAAACACTTCTTGTTCAAGAACTGTGGTGTTAAAAAAAGCTGGACGAAATGCACCTTGGCCGTGGGTATCACCACGGATGGAAAGGTTGGAGCCAATAACAGCTATGAAATCTTGAAGTCCGGTGGCGTGGAACGGCCCATTCTGTATGACTTCCCTGAAGGGGAGATTCAGGAACTTCCCAAGTGGCTGACCCCAGTGAAAAGCAACTATGATTTCCCGAACCTTGGGGAAGGTGATGGGCGGAACCAAACCCTGTTCAACTACATTCTGACCCTTCAGAGTGACGATTTCACCAAGGAAGAAGCCCGTGAATGTATCAGGCTGATTAACCGTTATGTGCTGAAGAAGCCCCTTTCCGATAAGGAACTTGATGTGATCCTTCGGGATGATGCCTTCAAGAAAACATCCTTCTTCCGGGATAAAACCTTCCTGTTTGATAAGTTCGCCACCTACCTAAAGAACAACAACCATATTGTGAAGATCAATAACCAGCTTCACATTTACAAAGATGGTATCTATGTTTCCGGTGCCGGTGAGATTGAAGGGGCCATGATCAAGCTGATCAGCAACCTGAAACGGGCGTGGCGTTCGGAAGTCCTGTCCTAAGGGCGGGGCTTTCCCCCAAACCATCAAGGATGAAGTGAATGATTGGGTGGATCGGATTCTTGCCGACATGAAAGCCCACAAAGATGATTTCCCGTATTGGGTACAAAAAGGCTGGATGTCGCAAAACACCGCTGATTTCTACATCAAGTATGGTGGATTCAAGGTTAAAAAATCCTATGCTTATGCCGCTGTTCAAGCGGAAGTGAAGGCATTGACCCCATTGCAGTACGGTGATCTTTCTGATATATTGGAAGGGGCCACCCGTGGAAAAATCCGCTGTGGCATTGGTCATGGTGGTGGTTCCTACTGGACAACCCGAACTTACAACGGGATTGATTGGGGCCTTGGAACTGAAGCCTTTGCGGAAATGACTTCCGCAACCATGACTTCCCCGGAAAGTTTGGCAACCATCAAGAAATATCTTCCCAAGTCCTATGCCATGTATGAAGATATGTTGAAGGTGATTGCAAATCAGCCGTGAAAGGGGTGTTGAAAAATGGCTGAACTGATTGAACAGTATCTTGAACGATTCCATGAGAACTTCCCCCTGTTCGCCCTGATGGGTGTTGAGGAAGCGGAAGTGAAAGCCATTATTCAGGATTGTTTGGATAAGGGAACCCCTTACCGGCCACCTGAACTGGATGAAAAATCCCTATATTGATGATCTGACCACCCCGGCCTTTGGCCGGTGGTGGTTTTTTCATACCATTTTCGCCGTTTCCCGGTGGTGGGCGGTAAACAGAACCGGGGAAAATCGTGGTTCCTAACCCACGGTAAAAAAGGATTTGGAGGTAACAACAATGACTAAGGAAAAGCTGTTGGAATGGGGCCTGACTGAAGAACAGGCCGCAAAGGTTATGGAGGGCCTGAACGGTTCCTTCGTCACCAAGGCCCGGTTCAATGAGGTCAACACCGAACTGACCGCCGCCAAGAACACCATCAAAGAGCGTGACACCCAGCTTGAAACGCTGAAGAAGGCTTCTGGTGACACCAAGGCCCTTCAGGATCAGATCACCCAGCTTCAGGCCGATAACAAGAAGAAGGACGCAGATCACGCCGCTGAACTGAAGAATCTGAAGATCAGCAATGCGGTTGAACTGGCCTTGACCGGCGCAAAGGCCAAGAACAACACCGCTGTTAAGGCGCTGTTGGTTGATTTCATAGGTAAGGCTGAATTGGCGGAGGATGGAACCGTCAAGGGCCTTGATGATGAAGTCAAGAAGCTGGTGGAAGGCAAGGACACGGCTTTTCTTTTTGAGAAGTCCACCGGCACCAAGTTCAAGGGGGCCAAATCCGCTGAAAAGGGTGATGGCGCTGAAGGCGGCATGACCCTTGAAAAGCTGAAGGCCATGACCCCTATTGACCGCTACAATTATTCCGTCAACCATCCTGACGAATACAAAGAACTTTATGGAGGTAATGAGTAATGGCAAACACTTGCTACGATAACTTTTTCCTGTCCAACGAAATTGAAGATCAGTACCAGAGCCACCTTGATCTTCAGCAGTTTTGCACCGTGGACAACAACCTGACCGGCGTTGCTGGTATGGTTCGCAAGATTCACAAGTACAAGGCCACCGATGGCACCGAAAAGCTGGCTATGGGTGTTGGCAACACCAAGACCATTGAAGCCGGTTACACCGAAAAGGAATACCGGATTCAGATGGCACAGAACCGTTTCCAGTATTATGACGAGGAAGCCATGACCGATCCGATGGTCATTACCACCGGCACCCAGCACGCCGGTACGGATATGTTCAACACCGTGAACGCCGACATTTTCACCGCTTTCAACGAGGCCACCATGACCATCGTGACCACCGCCCTTGGCTTTGATGCCTTTGTGGATGGTGCGGCCATGCTGAATCTGGAAAACCTTGAGGGTGTGACCATTTTCGGCTTCGTCAACCCCGCTGATATGGCGAAACTTCGCAAGGCCCTGAAGGACGATTTGAAGTATGTGGAAGCATACGCCAAGCATGGTTATGTTGGCACCGTGGGCGGTATCAACATTTACACCAAGAAGAACGCCGAAACCGGCAAAGTGGTGATTGCCACCAAGGAAGCTGTTACCCTGTTCAACAAGAAGGGTACGGAAGTGGAGCAGGAGCGTGAAGGCAATATCCGCCGCAACACGGTTTATTCCCGTAAGTATTACCTTGCGGCCATGACCAATGAAGCCAAGGCGGTGAAGATTATCACCGGTTCCGCCGCTGTCACTACTGACACCACGGTTTCCAGCGACAAGACCTATTACGCCGCTTCCGGTATCGGCTATGTGAAGGTCACGCCCGCTTCCAGTGACAACCCCAAGACCAAGGGTTGGTACGAAATCACGGCGGCGTAAGGAAGGCGGTGAACCCCGTTGCGTGATAAAGCGGTTACAATGCTAACGGCCCTTGGCGTGGCGGGGGCCGCTGATGATCCGCTGTTGGATATTGCCTTGAACAATGTTCAATGGCGGATCAAAAACCTTTCCAACCTTTCCGAAATCCCGGAGGGGTTGGAAAGTCTGGCCGTTTCTATGGCCGTGGGCGAATACCTGAACATGAAGAAGTGTTCTGGACAGCTTGAAGGGTTTGATCTGGATGCGGCGGCGGTGAAATCCATTCAGGAAGGTGACACCAACATTACCTTTGCCCTTGGTGAAGGTAGTTCAACCCCTGAACAGAGGTTGAACAGCCTGATTGATTATCTGATCAACGGGCGCATTGGTGAAATCTACCGTTATAGGCGGTTGGTATGGTAAATAAGGCCGTGCGAACCGCTTTGGAACGGTTGTGGAAGGATCGGTGTTCTATCTTCATTCGTGAGGAAGTCACCGATCCTGTCACCCACCTGACGGATTCTGAAGAAAAGCCGCTTCTTCAGGATCAGCCGTGCAAGCTGTCTTTTGAAACATTAACTTCAACCAATGGGGATGAAGTGGCAACCGCCCAACAGGTGGTGAAGCTGTTTCTTTCCCCGGATGTGAAGGTTCCCGCAGGATGCAAGATCATTGTCACCCGGCCAAATGATGTGGAACGAACCTTCACCTATTCCCGTTCCGGTGAACCGGGCGTTTTCTCCAACCATCAAGAAATCATGCTTGAACCCTTCAGGGGGTGGGTTTGATGGCAAGATGGGGCCGGTGTGATTACCGGGAACTGAAGAAGCTGGATGAACGCCTTCAACAGCTTTCGGAAGTTGACATGGATCGGCTTTGCCGGGATGCCGCCAAGAAGGTTGCCCAAATCCTTCTGAACAAGGTGAAGAAAAGAACCCCGGTTGGCGTGGTTCCGTCCTATGCCACGGATGAAGCCAAGCAGGAATATTGGGCCGGTTACAGCGGGGGTTCCTTGCGTGATGCGTGGACGATCCTTCCCATTGAAAAACATGGGGATCAGTACACCGTGACCATCATCAACAACTTGGAATATGCGTCCTATGTGGAATACGGCCACCGGCAAACGCCGGGGCGCTATGTTCCCGCCTTGGGTAAGACCCTGAAGGCAAGTTGGGTGAAGGGGCGGTTCATGCTGACGATTTCCGAACAGGAAGTGAAAACCTTGGCCCCGTCCATCCTGAATGATATGTTGTATGAAGCCTTGAAGGGGGTGTTCAGTTGATCAATGAAATCATCAAAGGTGTTTCCATGAAGCTGAACGCCACCTTTGGGGCCGGGTACAAAATCTATCAGAATGATGTGGAACAGGGCTTCAAGGAACCCTGTTTTTTCATTGCTGTCCTGAAGCCTGACATTTCCCCGTTGCAGAAGAACCGATTCATGAACCGGAACCCGCTGGATGTTCACTATTTCCCAACCAGCGGGAGAAACAACGCTGAATTGTTCACTATGGCCGGGGATTTGATGGAATGTTTGGAGTTCATCACCCTTCCCAATGGGGATGTGCTTCACGGAACTTCCATGAGTTATGAAGTGCAAGACGGGGTTCTTCACTTCTTCGTGAACTACAATTTGACACTTCGCAGAGAAACCGAGGAAACCGCAATGGAAACCTTGGAAACTACTGTGGAGCCAAAGAAAGGGTGATTGAATGGCTACCAGAAAGAAAGCCGCCACCGCACAGGAACCGACCATCACGGCCCCGGTGGTATTCCCCAAAGAACGGGTGTTGACCTTCAGGCGTTACGCTGACCGGCGTGATCTTCTGTCTGTCCTTTTGGAAGATGGGAAGGAATACACCTTCGATCAGATTGATGGGCTGATCAATGACTTTATGAAAGGTAAGGTGAAATAATATGGCCCTTGGCGGCGGCACCTTCTTGGTGCAGAACAAGGTTCTGCCCGGTGCATATATCAACTTCATTTCTGTGGCGCAGGCAAGCGCCACCCTTTCTGACCGTGGCATTGTCACCATCCCCCTTGCTATGAATTGGGGGCCTGAAGGCAAGATTTTCACGGTGGAACAGGCTGACTTTATCAAGAACAGTCAGAAAATTTTCGGCTATGCGTACACGGCGGATGAACTGAAGCCTATGCGTGAAATCTTCCTTCACGCCAAAACCGTTCATTTCTTCCGCCTTGGCACCAGCGGCGTGAAGGCGGCTAACACCTACGCAACGGCCAAATACCCCGGCACCCGTGGTAATGATCTTCGTACCGTTATCACGGCGAATGAAAACACCACAGAACAGAAGCCGCTGTTCGATGTGGCAACCTTCTTGGGAACCGTTCAGGTTGATCTTCAGGAAGGTGTGACCGCTATCACCGATCTGAAGGCCAATGCCTATGTGGATTGGAAGTCCAGCGGAACCCTTTCTTTGACCGCTTCCTTGCCCCTGACGGGCGGCACCAATGGCACCGTGGCCGATTCCGACTATCAGACTTATCTTGATCAGGCGGAAGCGTACACCTTCAATGCTATGGGTTGCACTGAGAGCAAGGCCACCATCACCGCCCTGTTTGCGGCCTTCGCAAAGCGGATGCGTGATGATGTGGGCAAGAAGTTTCAGGTGGTTCTTTTCCAGAAGTTGGCCGATTATGAAGGCGTTGTGAGCGTCAAGAACGGCCTGACTTCCGACAAGACTTCCACCGCCCTGATCCCTTGGGTTACGGGCGTGATCGGCGGAACGGCGGTCAATAAGAGCGCCACCAACATGACCTATGATGGTGAATATGATGTTGATACCGATTTCACGCAGACCCAGCTTGAAAACGGTATCAAGGAAGGTTCCTTCATGTTCCATCGTGTGGATGAAGCGGTGTGTGTCCTGACTGACATTAACAGCTTCATTTCCATCACGGATGAAAAGTCCAGCGACTTTTCCAGCAACCAGACGATCCGAGTTTTGGATCAGATTGCCAATGATATTGCCGTTCTGTTCGGCAAGAAGTATCTTGGCAAGGTTCCCAATGATGCCGCTGGCCGGATTTCCCTTTGGAACGATATTGTGAAGCACCACACGGAACTTCAGGATATTCGGGCCATTGAGAACTTCAGCGGCGAAAATGTGACGGTTGAAAAGGGCGATACCAAGAAATCCGTGGTGGTTACTGATTATGTGACCCCCGTGAACGCTATGGAACAGCTTTATATGACCGTCTATGTTCAGTAAGGAGGTACAACCATCATGGCAGATAGAACCATCATGAACGCCAAGGATGCTGTTTCCGCTTCCTTGGCTGAATGTTTCGTGACCATCGGGGATAACCGTTACAACTTCATGCAGGCTATCAACCTTGAAGCCAACTTTGAGAAGAACAAAACGGAAGTTCCCATTTTGGGCAAGACCGGCAAGGGCAATAAGGCCACCGGCTGGAAGGGTACGGGTTCCGCCACCTTCCACTATAACACTTCCATCTTCCGTGAGCTGATGAAGCGTTATAAGGACACCGGCGAGGATGTCTATTTTGACATTCAGGTGACAAATGAAGATCCCACTTCTTCTGTGGGCCGTCAGACCGTGATCCTGAAGGATTGCAATATGGACGGCGGCTTGCTTGCCAAGTTTGACGCTGATGCGGAATACTTGGATGAAGATATGGACTTCACCTTTGAAGATTTCGAGATGCCCGAAACCTTCAGCCTTTTGGCCGGTATGCAGTAAGCAGAGCGCCCCGGCCTTACTTCGGTAGGGGCCGGGGCCTTTTTTCGTATCAAAATATAGGAGGAAAAAACAATGAGCCTGTCCGCTTTTTTGGCTGAAAACGCCGTTCCCGTTGAGAACATCAAGTTTGTTGCTTCCAAACGCTTCTTGGGTGAGGATGGCAACCCCATTCCTTGGGAGATCAAGACCATCACCGGCACCGAGGATGAAGCCCTTCGGAAGTCCTGTGCCAAGCGTGTTCCGGTTCCCGGCAAGAAGAACCAGTATCAGAAGGAAACCGACTATGATCTTTACCTTGGCAAGCTGGCCGTGGCTTGTACCGTGTTCCCCAATCTGAATGATAAGGAACTTCAGGACAGCTACAAGGTCATGGGCGCTGATGCCCTTCTGAAAACCATGCTGACCCCCGGCGAATATGCCGAATACCTGACCAAGATTCAGGAAGTGTGTGGTTTTGATACCACCATGCAGGATGAGGTTGATGAAGCAAAAAACTGATCTGTGAAGGTGATGGTGAAGCCAACATTGCTTACTATTGCCTTCACGAACTTCATTTAACACCTTCCGCCTTCTATGCTTTGCCCCGGCGTGAACGGGCCTTCATCATTGCGGCCATTGATGTTCGGGTGGAAGCTGAAAAGAAGAAGCAGAAGGAAATTGAACGCAAACAGCGCCGGGGCCGACACCATTAAGGCCCCGGCTATTCTCCAAGAAAGGTGGTGATCCCTGTGGGAACTATCCGAACCGCTATTGCCCTTTATGATGGTGTTACCAGCCCCCTTCAGAGTATGCACAAGGCTATGGGTGTTGTGCTGAACACCTTTGAATCCATGCAACAGGCTTCCGGTAGAGCCGTTGACACGGCGGCAATCCGGGAAGCCCGTGAAGAATGGGCGAAAGCGGGAACCGCCTTTGATGCCATTGAAGAAAATATCAGGAACGCCAATAATGAACAGCAAAAGTTCAATAATTCCATTCGTGGGGGTAACAATTCCGCCAATGGACTTCTGTCCACCATCAAGAAAATTGCCGTTGCCGCTGGTGGTATCGTCGGGATCAATAAGGTGCAGAACATTTCGGATAAATTGGCAAGCACCAAGGCCCGGTTGAATCTGCTGGTGGATGATGGCGGTTCCGTGGATGTGTTGGAACAGAAGATCATGGCTTCCGCCCAGCGTTCCCGATCCGTTTACTTTGATACCGCTTCCGCCGTTGCGAAACTTGGCTTGAACGCCGGTAACGCCTTCAACGGTGACATGAATCAGGTCATTGCTTTCATGGAGCAGGTGAACAAGCAGTTTGTTATTGGCGGCGCTACGGCCCAAGAGCAAAGCAACGCCATGATCCAGCTTACACAGGCAATGGCGGCGGGTGCGCTTCGTGGTGAAGAACTGAACTCCATTCTGGACGGTGCGCCGGGTATCGCAAGAGCTATTGAAAAGTATATGGGGATTGCGGAAGGTTCCATCAAGACGGTTGCACAGGAAGGCAAGGTAACGGCTGAAGTGGTGAAGAACGCCATGTTTGCTATGGCGGATGAAACCAACGCAAAGTTCGATTCCATGCCCAAGACTTGGGCGCAGATTTGGGCCGGGATGAAAAATAAAGCCCTTTCCATGTTTGCCCCGATCTTGACCAAGATCAACCAGATTGCTAACAGCACCAAGTTCCAGCAAGTCACCACAGCCCTGATCAATGGGCTTGCGGGGGTTGCAAATGTGGCTTCTTCGGTGCTGGATATTCTGATTTCCATTGCTTCTGTGATCGTTGATAATTGGAGTTGGATTCAGCCTATCATCATGGGTATTGTGGCCGCTATGCTGATTTATAACGGTGTGGCGCTGGTGACAAATGCCATTATGGGTATTCAGGCAACGGCCAAGGCCGTTCATGCGGCGGCAACTGCTATGGAAGCGGGAGCCACTTTCACCGCTACGGTAGCCCAGCAGGGCCTAAATGCGGCGCTTTTGGCTTGCCCCCTTACATGGATCATCCTTCTGATTATCGCCGTCATTGCGGCTATCTATGCGGCGTGTGCGGCAGTTGCCAAGTTCACCGGAATTGCAAATAGCGGCTTCGGTGTGATTTGCGGGGGAATCATGGTTGTGATTTCCTTCTTCAAAAACCTTGGCCTGTCCGTGGCGAATATTGCCTTGGGTATCTGGAACGCTTTGGGGGCTTGTGCTTCCAATATCGGAACCGCCTTCCATAATGTCATTTCCAATGTTCAGGGATGGTTTTATAACCTTCTTTCTACGGCCCTTACAGTTGTGGCCGGTATTTGTGAAGCCCTGAACAAGTTGCCCTTCGTTGAGTTCGACTATTCCGGGATCACCAGCAAAGCAAGCGAATATGCGGCCAAGTCCGCTGAAGCCTATGGGAATGTTGAGGAATATAAAAGCGTTGCCGATGCCTTCAATGAAGGAATGTCTACCTTTGACACCTTCCAAGATGGTTGGGCCGCTGATGCTTTTGCTTCCGGTGCCGCTTGGGGTGATGGTGTGGCCGATAAGGTTTCCGGTATGTTTGATTTTTCCGCCTTGGATTCTATGGGGGCTGATTCTTTGGATGCCTTCAACCTTGGCAATGATCTTGATAGCATTTACGGGAACACCGGCGATATTGCAAACAACACAGCGGCCACCGCTGATGCCTTGGATATTGCTGAAGAAGATTTGGCCTATCTTCGTGACATTGCGGAGCGTGAAGCAATCAACCGGTTCACTACCGCTGAAATCAAGGTTGAACAGCACAATGAAAACCACATTTCCAAAGATGCTGATTTGGATGGGATCATGGATGCTTGGGCCAATGACTTTGCTGAAAAGCTGGAAGTTTCTGAAGAAGGGGTGCATGAGTAATGGCGTATAAACTGTATATGGCGGGAACGCTTATGCCCATCACCCCTTCCAAGGTGACGGTGAAGATCAACAACCAGAATAAGACCATGACCCTGATCAACGGGGAAGAAATCAACATTCTGAAGGCCGCTGGCCTTTCGGATGTGTCCTTTGAATTGGTTCTTCCCCAAGTGTCCTATCCCTTCAGCAACGGTGGAGCGCAAAGCGCCGCCTATTACCTGTCCTTGTTTGAACGGCTGAAGGTAAGCAAGACCCCGTTCCAATTCATCCTGAACCGGCAGAAGCCCGGTGGCGGGATGTTCCATTACACCAATTTGACCGTTGGCCTTGAAACCTATGAAATCACCGATGATGCCGGTGAAGGTTTTGATGTGAAGGTGAAGATCAACCTGAAACAGTACAGAGCCTATGGCACCAAGACCGTGACCGTGCAACCGGCCAAGACTTCCGGGGGAACCGCCACCGCAACGGTTAAGGCGGCACCCCGGCCCACCACAACGGCCCCGAAAGCCGCCACCTATACGGTGAAATCTGGTGATTGCCTTTGGAACATTGCCAAGAAGCAGTTGGGCAACGGGGCCGATTACACGAAAATCTATAATCTGAACAAGGACAAAATCAAGAACCCGAACCTGATCTATCCCGGTCAGGTTCTTACTTTGCCTTCCTGAAAGGGGTGATTCCGTTTGGCAGTTGAATTGTTCATCCAGCATAACAGCACCATTCAATTCCCCGTTGTCGAGGAAGGCGCACGGCTGACCTTGGAACGCAAGGGAACCCCCGGCAAGTTGGAGTTCACCGTTGTCAAGGGGCCGGGGCTGAACTTTGCTGAAGGTGATCCGGTGAAGCTGACTGTGAACGGAACCGCCATGTTCTATGGGTTTGTGTTCAAGAAAAAGCGTGACAAGGGCGGCACCATTGATGTTGTGGCCTATGATCAGTTGCGCTATCTGAAGAACAAGGACACCATCACGGAAGAAGGGCTGAAGGCTTCTGACCTTCTGAAGCGCATTGCAACAGATTTCCGGTTGAACCTTGGCACGGTGGAAGATACCGGTTATACCCTTGAAACCATCGTGGAAGAAAACCAAACCCTGTTTGATATGATCCAGAGCGCCCTTGATGAAACCCTGATGAATACCAAACAGCTTTATGTTCTGTATGACGATGCCGGGAAGCTGACCCTGAAGAACATCAATACCATGAAGCTGAACCTTCTGATTGATGAAGAAACCGGGGAAAACTTCAGCTATGAATCCAGCATTGATGAACAGACCTATAACAAGATCAAGCTGGCCTATAACGATGAAAAAACCGGTAAGCGGGAATTGTTCATTGCACAGGACGGGGCGAAAATGAACCAATGGGGTGTTCTTCAGTATTTTGAAGAAGTTCAGACCAAAACGGGCGCTTCCGCCAAGGCGGATGCCCTGTTGAAGCTGTACGATCAGAAAACCCGCAAGCTGACCATTCAGAACGCTTTCGGTGATGTGCGGGTTCGTGCTGGAAGCGCCGTGGTGGTGGCCCTGAACCTTGGCGATATTGTCACCAACAATTACATGGTGGTGAACAAAGTCACCCATACCTTCAGGGGTGATGAACACATGATGGAACTTGACCTGATCGGGGGTGAATTTATTGCCTAATCCTGTTGAAGTGGTAAAACGGGCGGCGGTGGAAGCTGTGGAAGCCGGGAAACCGGTGAACATCCTGTTTGGAACTGTCCTTTCCGCTTCACCCTTGAAAATTCAGGTGGATCAGAAATCCATCTACACTTCCAAAATGCTGATCCTGACCCGGAATGTGACTGATTTTGAAGTTGATATGACGGTGAACCACAGCACCGAGGACAAAGGCGGTGGTTCTGGTGCGGCGGCGTATGAAGCCCACAAACACGCCTATGTTGGCAAGAAAACCTTCAAGGTTCACAACGCTTTGAAGGCCGGTGAAAAGGTGCTTCTGATCCGGGTTCAGCAAGGAAAGAAATTCGTGGTTATTGACCGAGTAAAGGGGGCTTGATGATGATTCCGCAAGTGCAGGATGATATTAAACAGGATTTCACCATTGAAACCCTTCCAAGCCGTACTTTCAGGATGAACCACAACAACCTGACCATCATCGGCACCATTGATGAAATCCAAGCTGTGGAACAGGCGGTTTTTCTGATCCTGAACACAGAACGCTATGAATGGTTGATCCATTCTTGGGATTATGGGGTTGAACTTCATAATCTGATCGGGAAAGATGTGGAATACTGTATTCCCGAAATTGAACGCCGGGTTCGTGAAGCCTTGCTTCAGGATGATAGGATCACGGCGGTTCAGAACTTTGAATTTAGGGTGAACAAAAAGAAAGTGCTGACTACCTTCACGGTGGTCAGCATTTTTGGCGAAATCAATGCAGAATTGGGGGTTGAAATCTGATGTATGAAGCACAGACCTATGAAGCAATCCTTTCCCGGATGCTTCAGAAGGCGCTTTCTATCAATGGCAATTTGGACACCCGTGAAGGTTCGTTGGTTTGGTGCGGTGATGCCCCCGCCGCCGTGGAATTGCAGAACCTTTATATTGCCCTTGATACGGTGCTGAATGAAACCTTTGCAGACACCGCAACCCGCCCTTATCTCATTTTGAGGGCGGCAGAAAGGGGGCTGAAACCGCAACCGGCAAGCCCCGCCGTGTTGCAGTTGAGCATTACACCAACCACCTTGCACCTTCCCATGAACACCCGCTTTTCCATTGGAGAACTGAACTATTATGTTTCGGCTGACCGTGGAAGTGGTAAGTATGAAATCACCTGTGAAACCGCTGGTGAAGCCGGTAATGACTACACCGGAACGGTGATTCCCATTGAGTATGTGGACGGGCTTGAAACCTGTTCCATTTCCGCCGTGGTGATCCCCGGTGAGGATGAAGAAGATACCGAGGTTTTCAGACAGCGTTACATGGATAGCCTGAACGCCCAAGCCTTCGGCGGCAACCGTGCGGATTATCTGGAAAAGGTGAACGCCATTCCCGGCGTGGGCGGTGTGAAGGTATATCGGGTTTGGAACAGCGATTTGAACCCGGCCAAGCTGATCCCGCCCACGGGAACCGACACTTGGATCAGCGGCCTTTCCGGTGTGTCCGAAGAAATCAAGGCGTGGTTGAATGCCGTGTATGCGGCGGGAGCCAATAGCAAGCTGACCGTGGGCGGAACCGTGAAGCTGGTGATCATCAACAGTTCCTTCAAGAAGCCTTCGGAAGCCCTTGTGGATCAGGTGCAGACCGCAGTTGACCCCCTTCAGAACGCCGGTGAAGGTGTGGGCATTGCCCCCATCGGCCATGTGGTGAGGGTTGAAGGCGTGGGTGAAGATACCATCAACCTTTCCTTCGATCTGTACTATCAGCGGGAATGGAGTTGGGATGATGTTTCCGCCTATGTCACGGAAGCAATCAACGGTTACTTCTTGGAACTGGCCCAAAGTTGGGCAGACCAGAATGAAGCCCTTGTGGTTCGTATCAGTCAGGTGGAAAGCCGCCTGTTGGGGATCACCGGTATTCTGGATATTGCCAACACCAAGATCAACGGTGAAGCGGCGAACTGTACCCTGACCCTTGACCACATCCCGGTTTTGGGAACCATTGAGCCGGGAACCATCGTGATCAACGGATAAGGGGGGCCGGGAGCATGGAACGCAAACTGATTGATTATCTTCCCTATGTCATTCGTGATTATGCGGAGTTTCAGGGGATCATGGGGAGCGAACAGCCGGAAATTGAAAAGGCGTGGGATAACACGGATGATCTTCTTGATAATCAGTTCATTCCCACCGCTGGAAACATGGGCCTTTCCCGATGGGAAAAGATTTTGGGAATTACGCCCAAAGGAACAGACAGCCTTGAAGATCGCCGGTTCCGTATTCTGACCCGGATCAATGAAGAACTTCCGTACACCTTGCCCCAGCTTCGGAACATCCTTGAAACGCTGTGCGGGAAGGGTAACTATTCCGCTGATGTGGAAGAAGGCACCTATCAGCTTCTTGTGAAAATCGGGTTGGCCGCAAAGAACAACTTCAATGATGTTGAATCTTTGCTGAACCGGGTTGTTCCCCAAAACATGGTTGTGACCTTGCTTCAGCTTTATAACATCCATGCGGAACTTGGGCGGTTCACCCATGCCCAGCTTGCCGCCTATACCCATAATCAGTTGAGAAACGAGGTTTTGAAGAATGGCGAATAAAACAACCAATTACAAGCTGACTAAACCCCTTGAATCTGAATTTTATGATGTAGGGGTTCAGAATGAAAACATGGATAAGATTGATACCCAAATGAAGGCCAATGCGGATGCCGTTGAAGCCCTTCAGAAAGGTCAATCCGGGAAGGCTGATCTGGTGGATGGTAAGGTTCCCGCCGAACAGCTTCCCGACATGAACTATGATCCCAAAGGTACGGCCCAAAACAAGGTGAGCGAACACAACCTTGATCAGACCGCCCACCCGTATCTGTTGAACCAGATCGGAACCTGTGTGGAAGCCGCACAGAACGCACAGGATGCCGCAAATGCGGCCTTGGATGCTGTGTCCGGTATCGTCTATACCATCAATGTTCTTCCTTCGCAGAATGGCACCCTGACCTATAACGGACAGGCCCAAAGCCCTTCTTGGAACGCTTATAACCCCGATGCGCTGACCTTGGGCGGCGTGACTACCGGCACCAATGCGGGAACTTACACGGCCACTTTCACACCGAAAGGGAAGTATAAGTGGGCAGACGGCACACAGACCGCCAAGGAAGTGACTTGGACGATCAACGCCGCCACCATGACGATCCCCACGCAGAGCAACAGCCTTACTTATACCGGTTCGGCCCAAAGCCCCACTTGGAGCAACTATGACAGCGGGAAAATGACGCTTGGAGGAACTACCAGCGGCACGAACGCCGGTTCCTATAATGCCACCTTCACGCCGAAAACGAACTACAAGTGGGCTGATGGAAGCACCGGGGCCAAAACGGTTGCTTGGAGCATTGCCAAGGCCGCTGGTAGTTTGTCTTTGAATAAGACTTCCATCAAACTGACCGCCGCAAAGACCACGGACACCATCACCGTGACAAGGGCGGGTGATGGTAAGATTACGGCCACTTCCAGCGCCCCCACGGTGGCTTCTGTGAGCGTTTCCGGTTCGGTGGTAACTGTTACCGCCAAGGCCAAAGGAAGCGCCACAATCACCGTCAGCGTGGGCGCTGGCACCAACCACACGGCCCCGGCCAATAAGACCTGTTCCGTTGAAGTGACATTGCCCACCAAGGTTCTGAACGATAACAGTTGGGCAACCATCCGGGAAGTCAGTTCCGCAGGTTTGGGGGCCAACTATTGGGCCGTTGGTGATGTGAAATCCATCGTTCTGAATGGCACCGTGAGGAATTACACTTTCAGCAACTTGACCGTGAACGCCTTTATTTTGGGCTTCAACCACAATTCCGCCAAGGAAGGTGCGAACAAGATTCACTTCCAGATCGGGAAGATCGGTTCCACGGCAGTTGCTTTGTGTGATAGCAATTATAACAACACCGGTGATGGTTTCCGCATGAATACCAGTCAGACGAACAGCGGCGGTTGGAACGCTTCACACATGAGAAAAACTGTATTGGGCAACAGTAACACCCCCACAAGCCCGTTGGCGAATAGCTTGATGGCGGCGCTTCCCGCCGATTTGAGGGCGGTTATGCAACCCGTGACCAAGTACACCGATAATACCGCCAACGGTGGCGGCAATGTTCAGACTTATGTAACGGCCACCACCGATTATTTGTTCTTGCTTGCTGAATTTGAAGTGTTCGGAACAAGAAGCTATGCAAATAGCTATGAACAGAAT